GATACTGCTTGAGATCAAACATGTGTGGCAATAACACACGTTCCAGTTCACTTTGTAGGGCTCTTGCGCCGGTGCCAGATGTAATTGCACGGTCTACAATGGCCAAAATAGCCTGATCATCAAAGGCCAAATCTACTCCGTCCTGCTGAAACAACCAACGATACTGATCAATCAAGTTGTTTTTTGTTTCAATCAAGATACGCACAAGATCTGCTTTGTCCAGCTGCTGTAGGGCCACTGTAACTGGAAAGCGTCCAACAAATTCTGGAATCAAGCCAAATTTGACTAGATCGTCTGGGGTGACTGTGCTGAGATCCACTGCGACATTTTTTGACTGCACATCTTTGCCAAATCCAATGCCACCGCCCACTGTACGTGCTTTGATAATTTTGTCCAGGCCCACAAATGCACCACCTGCAATAAACAAGATATTGGTTGTATCAATTTCGACCATTTCACCCGATGGATGTTTGCGACCACCCGACACTGGCACACGACATACAGTGCCTTCTACCATTTTTAGCAGGGCCTGTTGTACTCCTTCTCCCGACACGTCTCTGGTGATGCTGGCACTTTCACTCTTGCGTGATATCTTGTCAATTTCATCCACATATACAATACCACGCTGTGTCTTTTCCAAGCTGTTGCCGGAGTTGGCGTACAGTCTGGCAATAAGTGTTTCGACATCGTCGCCCACATAACCAGCTTCAGTGATACTGGTGGCATCAGCAATGGCAAATGGTACATCCAAGTACTTGGCAATGGTACGAGCCAGCATGGTTTTGCCGCAGCCACTGGGGCCTACCATAAGGATATTGGCCTTGTTGATTTCGCGGTCGGGGTCTGAATTTGATATGCGTTTGTAGTGATTCACAATGGCCACTGCCAAGGTCATCTTGGCTTGGATTTGCCCAACCACATATTGATCCAGGTATTGTTTTAGCTTCTTGGGATCTTGGCCATCTGCTTGTTGTTTTTGCACAGCATCAGCAGCATCATCGTTTTTCAGCAGGTCTTGGCAAAGATCCACACACTCGTTACAAATTGCCACTTCGTCACTGACTATCAACTTCTTTACTTCTTCTTTCTTCTTACCGCAAAAACTACACACATTCTTCAGTGTATCTGACATCTATTGACCTTTTGGTTTTAGTTTCAATTCAATTTGTTCTTGCTCAGCAGGACTCAGTAGTTCAGGATCGTACTCACCGGTCACTATCTTGTCCATGAGGTAATCAATATATGCTGTGTTGTAAGCATAACTGTCTGTGAGAGTTTTGTCAACTTCTATCCACTTGGTTCCGTTGTATTTGAACAACTTGCTAGGTATATATCCTGTGTGCAGGAACTGATAACCTTTTACAGCATTGTCTGGCAACACCTGGCCAAATGGTGTGTGCTCAGTTTCGGGTAGATACGTTTCCCAAGGCAGGTGATCGATTGTGCCTTGTGCCAGTAAGTGTCGCTGTTCTTTTAGGGTCTTGTCGGGATGGTCGGCTTTCCACTGACGCTTGGCTTCTTTGATAGCAGCAGTTTCTTCCGGAAGGTCGTCAAAGTCTTCTTCCAGAACAGGCTCAGTTTTTTTTTGATCCAGATTCTGTAGTGCTTCAAGCTGGGCTTTTCTTCGGCGTCTTACACGGTTTCTTGGTCGTCTGGGTACAGGCTCATATTTGACAGAGGTTCTGACAGGGTTAGGTGGGGTGGGTTCTGTAGTAGGGGTCGCAGGAGGCGGAGGTATAATACCACGTACCCAACTTCGGCTTTCTGTGGCAGCCAACAGCATCATAACTGCCAAGGGATCAAACACAGCCACAATTAAAATAATGACCCAGCGCACTGCTTTTTCCAATATAGTCTGATCTGTGGTATCGTATATGAGTTCAGCAATATATTTAATGGGGCCAACTTCAACTTCCAACTTGCGGAACTCGGCCTGCAGTTCATATTTTTTCCGGGTTAGAGATTCTATTTCCGTCGTGGCAGCCTTGATTCGATCCTGTTGCTCGTTGACCAAAGTTTCGACTGACGCTGTGTCGCCTTTGCCCAGTTGATTACGCAAGCGATCAATAAGTCGGTTTGATTCTGTGACCTGTGCTTCTACTGTGCGCCGTACTCGAGCGATTTCTTCTCTGGCAGATCGTATGGTGGGATTGTTATTGGCCTGTTCCAGTTTCTCTACAGCCGCATCACGTTCTCGAGCACGAGCAGCTTGCCAGTTTCTTACTGCTGCCGCAGTGCCAGGCCCCCAGTTTCCATCAACTGCTGTGCCCACCAAGGCCTGTGCTTTGTCAATCGCTTTGGCATCGATAAACCCCTGTAACTGTTGGGATTGTTGATCTATCTTGGCAATCTGATCTTGGTATATTTTTGTCTGTGCGTCAATGATCTTGTTTTGTTCATCGATTGCCGGCTGTACACGGGCTAAAGCAGCATCAATACGATCTTGTTCAGTTTTAATCTGGCTGTTGACGTTGGCATCAGCACCAGTGCCGGTAGTTTCTAGTGTTCGAGCACGTGATTCGGCCTTGGTTACTATGTCTGCTTGTCGGCCAAGTTCGGCTTCAATGCGTTGTAGTTGTGCAGCGTTTTCCTGTCCTTGACCTACCTGTTCAATGTGTGCTTTACTGAGGAATCCAAATATGCCCATACTTGTAATAAACATCAGGATGACCACGCTGGGTATTAGATATAGCCGCATGGCCCACTTGACCCGGCTCCAGTATTCGTGTAGCCATACAGTAATGGTCAACTTGGCCACTTCTAATATGGTGCCCATGATCACGACTGGAATCACTGACGCAGCGAAAATGGCTGTGAGTCCAACAATGGAATAAAAAGCAGCCACAGCACTAAGGCAAAGGGCTACTACCAGCATGAGATAAGTTAGGAACATAGTTGATTATTTACCGCTAAAATGCTTGACTTCACTGGCCACTTCTATACTGTACTTGACCGATATCCAAGTGGCAAAGGCCGGATCTGGTACTTCAAACCAAATGTAGTCTGGCATGTTCACAAACATCCATTGTTGTATGGCCTGACTGAGATTTTTTGCTCGCTTCCATCTCTTTAAAACATTGCGTTTGGCCCGCCAGTTACGACCATACAGTTGTCGACATTCTGATATTACCGCATACCACTGAGTGGGCCCGTGTATTTTGAACCAAAATCTGTGCAGTGGCGGGGTCGTTACTTTAAGTGGATCCAGTGACATCGACATATTATAAGAGGTCTCCATTTAGATACATAGCTTCATGCTTTTCACCAGGACTGTTCCACTGAAGGCATACCCTTGTATACCGTTAACAAAAACGGTGCAAGTTTTGTCGGGATCTCGAGCAGTCAGATTCCAAACTAGCTGGTGCCACACCTAATAAACTCTACTCGTACTTGCCACGGTGTAAGTAGCAAACTACACCAATACGTTGATTTATTATGACTATACCCTGTCACTGCCATAGTAGTATAACACAAAAAAGCCACTGCAAAGTGGCTTTTGGCTAAGTTGTTTTCTTCTTGATCTTGGCTATTTTTTATTCCTTAGTTAAATCAATAACTGCACAGACAACAAGACCGACACATACAATCATTACAACAGTAAATATAATATCAACGACTATACTCATTCTTTCTCTCCGGTTAAGGCATCACGAAAGCGTTCGAAGCGAGGGAAACGCAAGCTATAGGTTCCGTCTTGGTTTTGTGTCACCGCATCAGCTTTGACTTCAACCACTCGACCAAGTAACTGATCACGATCTGCCCAGAAACTATCGCGATCACTATCAGTGAGCCCACTGCCAACATTAACATTAATACGTCTATCATTGTCTACTCCTTCACATATTATAGCACCTAACCTGCCGGTATTGCGACCAGTGCCTTCTTCGAATCCCACAATGTTTAGATCCACAGTGATTACCGGCTTCCACTTCATCCAGAAGCTGCTACGTCTGCACTCATAAGGTGCGTCCTGGGTCTTGATCATAATGCCTTCGAAGCCGTCGGCAACAGCATCTTCTGCATAGCGACGCATGACATCGTGCCCTTGGGCAGTATCCAAGTCCACTTCAATACCGGGAGTGATCTGTACATCCGGTGCCAGTGTCGAATCATCTACTGAATTGAACATATCGTGTAAGGTACGAATGCGTTTATACTGCTGTGCATTACAGTGTCCTTCAAAAAATGCAGATTTGGGCATGACATCAAACACAAAGTACTTACTGTCCTTGGCATTGACATTGGTCTTGCGTTGTGCCTGTTTCATCAAGGCTTGAAAACTTTCACCTATGATTTCGCCATCCAACACAAAGTCTGTATACTGTCCAAATGCCGCAATGCTGAGTTCACGTGCTATTGATCCCAACTGTTCTTCGATATGAGGAAAGTTAGTGAACGGCTTACCATTGCGGCTAAACAGGTTGACACCGCCTTCCTTATAACAGACAGCAATCACACGCACACCATCCAGTTTGACTTCCAAGCGTTTGCAACCTCGAAGTTTGGCTGGATGGTCGTTGCTATCCTGTGCCAGCTGACAAGTAAAGACGGGGATTACCCAGTCGGTGTTTTTCAGCACTTTGTTGAGTGTCTTGTCTGAAATGCCACAGCGCAGGTCTTTGATCAACACACGGCGACACAAGTTGTTCCACTCCAAGGAATCAAACTGTAGACTAAGATCTGCAATAGCGTCTCTAGCACGATGTCCTGTTATGCTACGAGTACGCAAGGCCTCTAACAGGGCCCAGAACTGTACCCACGGGTTGGGTCGGTCCTCGAGATCTTCTGTCTCAGGAACTTGCCGTACGTTATAAACAAAAAAAGGATTGTAAGCCAGGTAGCAGTTGTAAAGGAAACATTGTGCATTGGCACTGCCCAATTGAGCAGCCATCAGGGCCTTTTCAATTACCGATTCCTTGTGTAAACGGCTATCGCTAGACTCTAAATCTCTGATCCAATCAGCTGCCAATCGTAGTCCATTAAATTTTTCATTGTCTGTAAGGTTGTTTGACATTTATTTAAGTCCAAATGTTTAGTATAATGTATTATACACAAGACCGTGTTTTTGGTCAATAAATACTGTATGACTCAATACTCCTACGCAGATTACACACCCTTATACGATACCTTTTTTGCCGGCGCCATTGCCAGTTATGCTCCTCGCACCATTGATACTGCAGGAATGGGAACCAATGATCGTTGCCAAACCTGGGCAATGACCTTCCGTGTAGGATCAGATTGGGTCACTGAACCCACACGCATGTACCAAGGTTGTTTTCGCATGTACCAGAACTTTGATCAGGCTGGTACATTGATCCAGTTAAACCAAGGTGCTTGGGAACACAAGGGCAAAATAAACTTTGGGTATACATCTGATTATTTCCTAGGTATACAGTTTACGCCCGAAGAGTTTGCGCCTTATCGCAACCGTTGGCTGGGCCTGGTGTCTGCTACCAGCGACAACAGAGCTGACTTCGAGCAATGGTATTCGGGAGATCGAATCAAAAACAACTACTTTGTGCGAAATGTCTTGGTAGATTTAGAAACAAAAAAGATTATAAAAAAATCTGATCGCAGTGCTCATAACATAAAAGATGCTATTGATTTTACTCAACCTTGGCAAGTGGCCAACAACACACAAACAGCCAGCACAGGTGAATACTACAATTCCAACTTCTTGCTGTTGGGTGCAAGAAATCACAACGAAGAGATTGACGACATAAAATTCACTGCCGGGCAAACTCAATACCAATGTTTGAGTACATGGTGTGCTATGGGTTCTGCATTGGATCCCATGTATCACTGGTCTTCCTTGACTGGAGCTGGCCTAGTCCATACAGTCGAATCAGTACGAGCTTGGCAGATACATCAATTTCCTGATACTGGACGTTGGGTAGATGACACCTTTATGGGAAACACCAGATATGTTCCGTCCTTGGAAGAATCACCCACTACTAGGTGGCCATCTGACTTGGGATGGACCATCTTTAGTAGAAAGAGATCTGACCTGGCCCAGTCCGTTTACCAGACTTACTAAATCAATTCAATCAAGATCATGACGGCTGCAAATGCCACCAGTCCCAGGAATGTGCCAACAGCCCAGGCCAACACAGTCAATACAAAACGACCAATAGCGTTCATTATCGTATCTCCATGACTTGTTCGTAATGTGGATCAAGTGAGCCAGAGTAAGCACCGGACATTTTGACGGATTTGGGTATTTTTTTACACTTGCAAAACCAACCTACAAATTCGTCGTAGTAGCCTTCGAACCGGAAAGGTGTTAGTTCAGTCTTGCAATGTGGGCATACGGGTTTCATTTTGATTCCTTAAAATCGAGAGCAAGTTATGTATGATCCGGACTGATGGCAAGTAGTTGTTTTAGGTCCATAAGATTCATATTGATATGATACTTGTGGTGCAGAAGCACGGTTGATCATATACTGTTCAAATGCCGTTCGTTTGGTTTGATTATTGATACAGCCTAGATACATATCAGATCCAGGTTTGAATCCGGCTTTTTGACAGTCCGTTGAGGCTTGCTGGAAACTACTAGCGCATCCGCTTAATAACAAAATCACTGCCGCTAAGATGATCTTTTTCATATTATCTCCGATCTGGAAAGTATTCAAACAGTACAAACTTGGCACGGTTCAACAGTTGACGCTGGTCTTCCAACAGGTTAGCAAGAGTGTCGCCGTCATACGGGCCATAGCTGACCATCTCTTGTGCATCGCTCAACATACTGGCCGCAACCATTGCGGGACCAGAGAACTTAAAAGTAGAGCTGGACTCCACTGCTTCACGCATGCCCGCTTCGGTCACTCCAAACATACGCACTTGGTTTTTTTCTTGCTCAGTTAGAGCTTGGTAAGTTGCTGTAGTCATTTTCTGCTCCTGTTTGTTCACTGTATATACATTATAGTGGATCTGGGATTTCTGGTCTACCGTTTTCTGAGTGTTGCCTAAATACAACAGTTAAATCAAGTGCCTATGTAGCAATCCTACCACATAAATCACCAATAATCCGGCGTTGATCACTACCAAACTCAACTCACGGATACGGATGGCCCAAATCAGGTACAAGGTACTTCCTACATTTAACAGGTAAATGTTGAGTGGATCCATTTGTAGGCTTGTGGTCAGGGCACCGGCTAAGGTAAGAAAGCAGGCGGTCCACTTTAAGATATTATTCAGCATCGGGTTCCTTAGCTGTTGACAGTATTGAACGGGCTGTGATCTTCAAAGATCCACCCTTGCTCTTGCAAGTAGGCGCGATTGGCTGGATTTTTGGTAAACGCATCCAGGGCTTCTAAACGGCGCACAATAGCGCAACGGCCTGTGCCGTGTTGGCGATCACGATAACCTGTGACTGACTTTGAATAATCGCTGAGAATGTCTGCTAGGTCTGCATCGCTGTAACGGCTGTTGAACCAATCCATTTGTTACTCCTGTTTGTTTACTGTAAAAACAGTATAGCATTTTGGGTATTTCTGGTCAACCAAAAAGTGTTGTATTAAAACAATATGTCCCACAAGAAAAGAGGTACAGCAAGGAAACACGCAATGAAAAATAGAATCAAAGTCCAAAGAAACTTGACAAAGGTCACTATTCCCCAATGTGGGAAAAACAAGAATCCTATTACAACCACTGCAACCAAGATTAACAATGCTATGTAGATTGGCCATGGCGGAGGAGCAGTGTCGCTGTAACCACCACCAAAACCACCACCGGCTCCCGCCTGTTGGGACAACAGTTTGTTTTGTTGGTCTAGTTTTTCATTGGTCTGGCAACCCGCGCAAGTCAATGACCAACCGTATGGTTTTACTGTACCGCACCGAATACAGTTTGAATTATTTTTTAGGTAATTACCGTCGCTCATGTTTGCCAGTCCTGTTTGTTTACTGTAAAAACAGTATAGCATTAGGGCGATTTTGGGTCAACCAAAATCTCAGCAAAAAGTGTTGTTTTTCAGCAACAATTACGCAGAAGTTGCAGGTATTTGGGTGTCAGAACCTATTCCAGCTGTGTCAAATACCTTGATATTTCTGCCTTCTCTAAAGCTGGCAATAATGGCTTGCCCGTACTGATTTGAAGTGTCAGTGATTGCTGTAAAGAAATCGTTTTGACCTTTTGGGGCCACATCTGTGCCAATGTCGTGCAGACTACTGCTGAGACTCATGACGCTGCTTCTGGAGTTGGCAGCAAGATCTGTAAATGTCACTTGTGCAAGAACCAAGTTATTTGTTTCTGCGCTCAACTGCTGAGCCATTGTGGTAAAGCTGGTATTGAGACTACTGGTGTTGCTGGCGTTGTTTGCGGCCACGTTGGCAATAAGGTTGGCAGCGGCTGGTATTAGACCGGTACTGAAAGCAGCATCCAAGTTGCCATATGTTCCTGCTCCCGGCAAGCCTGGTGGGATAGTGATGGTGATTTCGATGGGGCTGGGATTTACTACCGTGGTATAATCACCGTTTAGTGTGTCTTGCATTACGGTATAAACGCCGTTGGTGGCGTCAGTTAAGGTGTAGAGAGCATTGGCTGACTGCATGTAGTTTATGGTGCTGGTCACGGAAGTGAATTCAGCAGTATAAGGTACGCCAGCAGTGGCACCCATGAAGTCAAACAAGGTTAGTGTACCGTTTGGACCTGTTCCTGTGGCCAAGGTACTGTTGATGTTGGAAGCAACACTGGCAGGAACAGGTTTTGTTAGGGCAGTAATATCTCCCAAGCCCGAGTTGGTTTCAGTTGTTGCTACTGTTCTGGCCAACACTGGCAAGGTCAGTTGAAAAATGTTTTTGACCTGTTGCAAACTGTCAGCAATGGCCTGCGCAGCTAAGGCCTGGTCTGGTGGTATAATCTTAGATAAACCAACGTAGGCTGGGCTGGTACCATACACTAACAGCAGATTGCTGTTGACAGTGGCAGCAGAAACATACACATTGCTGAGCACCGTGGCAGTGGGGCTGACATCAGTACCAGTGGGTGTTAAATTGGTCAGACCCAAGTAACTGTTGGGCAGGCTCTTTACTGGATTCAACAGGTCAGCCATTGTGGACAAGTTTTCAGTGGTCACACTCAACAGCAGCTTGACCTGATCTAGTAGGTCGCCTGTGACTTGAGTCATGACTTGATAAATCAACAGATCCACTGATCCAGCCACTTCAGATCCGCGTTGTATAGAACTGAGGTCATCTATAGTAACTCCAGCATTGATTAACTGTTGTGTCAATTCTGGCATGATACCGCCAGCTTGTGACATTTGATACAGTAACACCCAGGGATATCCAAACAGCGGTAATTTGTTCAAGGCCCAAGCAGTTCCTAGTTTGGCCAAGTCTGCGCCAAATGTCGGCAAGTTTCTATTGATGTCGCTAATGCCACCTGTAGTTATGCTGTTCATACTGGTAAAGGTTGTGTCCAACACCGCAGAATTTTTTACACTGTTGATGATGGGATTGTTTTGTACAATATAGCCTTGACACTGACCATATACCTGTGCAAACTTGCCCAGGTCGCCGTTGCCCAAGATTAAGTTTGCCTGTGTGGTCACCAGACCCGAAAACCCTGTGGCACTGTTGCCAATAGGCAAGGTGTTGGCATACGCAGCAGGCACTGCATCAGTAATGGCTGGCAGTGTGTTGGCCGCCAGGCTCTGTAAAGAACTAAAAGTGCTGGTGGTGATTTGATCATTGGCTGTGCCCACATTGGCAGCAGCCGATGACAGTATACCAAGATAGTCACTGACCGCAGTGGTACTGGCATAAGCATTAATGGCCACTGTCAAGTTGCCACTGATCACGAGACCTTGGTTTTGCAGTAGGCCATCAGTGGCAATCAACATTACTGAACTATAAGGACCTTGACTCATTGTTTATCCGATAAAGACACTTTCGCTGCCTTGAATTATTTGTGTGCATTCACTCATACGATCGCCTACAGTGGCAATGGGCTTTCCATTCACAAAAACAGAACTGCTACGAGCTATGATTTTGCTCACATGCGGTACGCACTTGTTGCCCTGTGGTTTTTGATGCACTGTGCTGGAATCGCCGTCGCGAGCCACAGGCCGCCCATCAACAAACACATCTGGGGATCCTGCAGCAATTGTGTATCCACTGCAATGTACAGCCCCGGCATCACCTTGTCTTGCTACTGCTGGCATAGTATTTCTCTCGTAAGTTGTATATTTATCGAGAGAAATACAGGTGTATTATGTATTGGCCAGTTGTGCAAGATACTGGTCAGTAGCCGGAGTTCGAACACCAGTTACTTGCAGCGTTACTCTTGGGTGATGGCTGGCATTGGCTGTGGCATGTGGTAGATTTTGCCAATCAAATGTGGTCACTTCGCCGGCACGCCAACGACTATGGCAGTAGTTGCCATAACTCCAAAACTGTCCAGATTCCCAATCAGTCAGCTGTATTTGTACACGAAGCACACTGTCGGGATCGTCGGGATTCCACTTTTCCAACTTGTCCAGGTGCAGGTTCCAAACTTGACCAGGCATTTGTACGTGAATACGAGCCATGGAATCTTCCAAGGCAAAGCGGTCAGCAATATCTTGTAACACAGGAGGAATTGCCCAGTTGAGATTGCTAATCACATAGTCTTTACCGTAGCCTTCACGTTCCAGGTCGTAGTCTTCAGCGGCTAGTTCTTCTTCAGGACGGCTTTTGCCCGCAGCACCCCGTGTGCGCCAAGTAGCAGACCGCGAGTTGGCCACAATGTCTGCCAACTCTGAATCCCAGCAGGGTTCAATAAATCCCAAGCGCACAACACGATCTTGATCGGGATCAAATTGTTGATTATCAAAATGATATTGACTGCGTTTTTTTGTTTCGTCCCAGGAGCTTTTCATACGACTGTTACCTCTATGTCTGATTTTTTATAACTTTGATAATACTCCATTGGCGGTGGTTCGATACCCAAGGTTCTTGCCAAGGTCAGGTTGTCACCAATGTAATAGCTGTCTTTCCATGCTGCCAAGATGTCACGATTTTGATCTGCAATGATGCCGGCCATGTTTCTTAAGTTTACGTAATACTTATCATATTTGGGGTATGTGATGTCAAAGTGTCCGCACTTGACCCACCAGCCCAGGCAAGCATCGTCGTTTCTGTGTACCAGAATAACAGGACACTCGGGCCAATGCTGCTTTAAGAAATCAATATGATGCGCAAACACATGACTCTTAACAATGCGTACACCTTCACCTGAAAATGGACGATCAAATTCTGCTTCACATTCAGCTTTGGTATATTCGTTTAGTCGATCAAAGAATCCGCCAAATTCCATGCCGGGATCAAAGTATGCGCCCATATGCATCAAATGTGGTTCTCCCCAAGCACTGTGCCAGTATTCGCGTTCAGGACTTGCGTCACTACGATCGATACTGGGACTAAAGTAAATGTTCTTGCTGACACTGGACCACTTGGATCCCGGTGCACCTGCCATAAAAATATATTTCATTTGATCACCAATTCAGGTTTGTAAACGCTTTTGAATTGATAAGCATTGTCGTGCCACCAAACCAAAGTCTGCAATTTTTTCTCAGTGATATTTTTACGCAAGCGATCTACAACTTGATTACCGTCTGCGCCGACAATCCATGTGTAACGACCCGAGTCTGCTTCTAATGCTTTGACTGCGTCGGGATCGGCTAACATACTGCGAAGTGCTGCTCGCAATTTTTCTGCATTGGGATTACCTTTGTTTACCCACAAAGCCTTTTGTAACACATCTCTAAAGTTTCTTTGCAGTGTATACGCTTCATACAATTCGCCACGAGGCTCTTGTCCGTATATGCGTTTGAAGACATCTTCAAATCGAAAACCTGGAGGAAAGTTAGGATCTTCTTGCTGCTGACCTGTTGCTAAATCTAACACACCGTGGTGATACCAAATCTTGCTGTCGGGTTTGTTGACATAGTGTTTGATCCAAGCAGCCGGTGTTTCTCTCACTGTGTTGAGTTCTCCTCGCTGATATGCCAATCTGCGTTCTGAACCTTTGATTCCGTTGACCCAGGTCACATGTTTTTTCCAACATGCCAGGTAATTTTCTTTCTTGGGCAAGTTGCCGCAGACCAGCATGGCAATGGCCATGCCGTCGGGTTCAAGTCCCGAGCCACCAGCAATACGTATACGATCACGTTCAGGATTAGTTGTAGCTGCATGTCCTAATACAATGTTGAGATTCTGCATGCCAATGGAATCGTAGTGCTTGTAGTCATAGTCAATTTGGTCTACCAGATAACTGACGCCGTTGCCGCCGTGGCTGACCATGATCACTTTGGGATCTGTTCTTAGCTTGTTGTGAAACTCGTTAAAGCCAGGAATGTCTTTGGCCCCAGGAATGTGCTGGATTACAATTTTTTCTCCCAGATGCTTTTCTAAATGTCGGGCAACAATGTTGGCCCAAACACTGGTGCCACCTCCGGGTGCCTGTGGTACAATCATGCGATACTCAGCATGTGCTGTGCTGACTACAACAGCCAATCCAGCAATGATCAATTTTACTATGTTGCGCATATTAATCTCCTTTAATGATATGCTAACCCGCGATTGGGTCTAAAAATACTGTAAGTTACAATGACTAGAGAAATAACGGTTAGAGACACAAATATGGGTCGTGTTGCCAATTCGTTTATGGTGTACAAGGCTTGAGTTTGCTGAATGTAATTTTCCAGTTTCTCTACCAGGATAAATGCCACCATCACTGCTGGGCGTGAGATACCAAATTTTTTGCAAGCCACGCCCAACACACTGCACAATGCCAAAATATAAAGATCGTTCACAGTTCCAGTGTATTCCAAGCAACTCCATACAATAATGGACAAGATCACAACAGCGTAAATCCAGTAGGGTATTTCCAGCAGCTTGACCACAATGCGTGTGGTAAACATTGCAATAAAAAATGCTAATACCGTGCTGGCAATAAATGCTCCGCCCAGGCTCCAGAAAAATGCAGTGTCTTTGAGTGTTTCAGGTGTGCCCAATTCCATTCCAAAGTAAACACATATGGCCATCATAATGGCTGCAAATGGTGCACCAGGGATGCCAAACAACACAGTAGGAACCATGCTGGAAGCTTTTTGTGCATTGTTGGCACCTTCGCAGCCCAGCAAGCCTTTGATGTTGCCGTTGCCAAATGTTTCTCGGGGATTCTTAGCCACTGTGGCACCATAGGCCATGATGTCGCCTACCGATCCACCAATTCCTGGCAGCAGGCCTGAAACAAATCCAATGAATCCACCACGCAAAACTTCACGCCAATGCATCACACAATCTCTGAACCCACGAAACAGTTGCGGCCAATAATCTGTAATGGGTTCTGGGCGTACTGCAGATTTTCTAAATCCCGACATGACTTCTGGTATACCAAACAAGCCAGCAATCAAAGGAATCAATTGTATGCCGGCTCCGAGATATTCCCAACCACCGGTATAACGCACAACTCCCGTGGCAGGGTTTTGCCCAATCATACCTAGAAAACAGCCCAGGCCGATGGCCACCAAACTCAGCAGCACATTTTTGCTGGTAATGAATCCCACACAGGCCAGTGCCATCAACATGAACGCCATAAACTCCGGAATACCAAATACCAATACCAATTTGGAATACCATGGCATCAGTGCAAATGCTATTGTGCCCCACAGCACTCCGTTTACAGTGGAATCCATAATGGCAATGCCAATGGCACGAGCAGCCTGTCCTTGCTGCGACATCTTGTATCCATCAATAATGCTGGCAGCGGTGGAATTACTACCGGGTATTCCGGTCAAGATACTGGTGAAACTGTCGCCAGTTGACGATGCTGCTATTAGACTGGTTAAAAACACAATGCCCAAGTAAGGATCTGCAAGAAAGTAACTGCTGAGTCCAAACACAGTTAATAAACCTGTGGTGGCCCCAGCCATTGGCATGATGCCAATAATCATTCCATAAACAGTACCAAGCAGGCACCAAATCACATAATCCATCGAGTTACCGTGTTGAGAGAGAAATATATTGCAGAAGATTTTGCAAGATAATTAATACTATATATCAAAAATTTATTTGTTTAACAAATTTATTTATCAAAATAGGAAATTTTTAATGAATAGCAAAATTTTTAATTGTATCTTAGAAAAATTACAAGATACCTGGCATTTACCAAAATACGCAGAAATTCGTGCCGATTTCAACAAAGACACTGTGTTAGATCAATTGCCTTGGACTCCGGCACGCAAACTAAAGTTTCAGCAAGATTTAAGTTCTACATTCAATGTACCTGTTGAAATAGAAGGCACTATTGCTAATCTAGTTAACAGAACCGATGTACGTTACTTGTCGTGGTTCTTTGGTGAGATATGGAAGCCCCGTACAGAAAAATATCATTGGACTGGATATCGTGTTGCAGAAGAAATTTGTCGTATGAATCCACGAAAAGTATTGGATGTGGGTTGCGGATACAATCCCTTTAAAGGACGTATTCCTAATCTCATAGGTATTGATCCTTACAACAACTGTGCTGACTTCATGGTCGACATCTTGGATTATCATGTAGAGCCTGCTAGCTTTGATCATGTGATTGCCCTGGGTTCAATCAACTTCAACAGCAGGGAAGATATTGAACTACGGTTCTCTGCCACTATCAACTTGCTGGCACCAGGCGGTCATTTGTGGATGCGTTGCAACCCAGGACACAGTCATAAAAATGGACCATGGGTTGAAATTTTCCCATGGTCCTTCGATGTTGCTTACGAGTTAGCCAAGCAGTTCGACTTAACTCTAGAAACTCTTAAACAGGATCAAGACAGATTGTTTTTCCTGTTCAAGCGTAACGCTTAACCTACTAAGATCTTCTTCTCCGGCGGTACTACTACGCCGGTTGTTACTTCAATATATTTGGTTTTGATATCATCCTTGGCGTCAGCAATCATGGAAACGGCTGCGCCATACAGAACAATTTCCTTGTCCAAGTTGCCGCTGAACATGCTGGGCATCATTTGCAGGCCTTGCTGAGTTGGTGCCATGCTGATGGGCTGTTTCAAAATAAACATACCATCAGTTACTTCCACAATCTTGGCAATCAGCTCTTCGCCGCTGTTTAATTTAAAAACCAATATTTCGTCTTTTTCAATCTTCATTGTTATCCTTTAAGTTGTGTCCAAAATTCTTCGGGTTGTCCAGCAAGTCCTTGATAGCCACCTTGTAACAATGTTGTACCGTTGAATACTTGTGGAACACTACGCAACCCTTGATCAACTAAAAAATCTCTAGCGTCAGGTTGATCCTCAAGATTAATGGTACGATATTCTACACCGCGGCTTTCTAGCAAAGCTTTCGCACGATCGCAAAATGGACAATTATTTTTTGTGTATACTGTTAACATATCAATTTCCTAGTCTAAATTATAGCAGTTTTTGTTTAGTGTGTCAACATCAAATGGATTTGTTTATCAATTCAAACGTGATGCCGTTTTCCGTTTGGTATCGGGTAAAAAATGCCAGCCATTCAGGATCAGTTCCTTTTCCTTGTGCAGCAGTGGTTTCGTCTTTCCAAACATATACTCTGTCATTGACAGCACCAGATCCTTCGACCACTACAAGATCGCCGCGAGCAACGGCCTGATCTCTCAAATCAAACTGTCGTAGTTCGGCAGCACGAAACTGAGCTTGCTCGGCCATGGGTAGAGTTTCTATCCATTTGTGTAGTGGCACAGCTGGCTGTCCATCTTGGGTCTTGTAAACAAATTCTTGTGCGACTGGCATGATTATAAGCTGGGCAGCTGATCGTAATCAAGGTCATCGCTCATGACACCAATTACATAATTTGTTGATTCTGTTTCTTGTAATGCTGACTGCTTCTTGTGTATATCTGTGTGCTTGTTAAACCAAGGAATTGGAGTGGTACGTGGGGCTGTGCCTTGATACTTGATGCCAATTTGTTTTAACGCATCTACTGCTGTGTAGTCTACAAAGTCCATCAAGATATTGGCGTTGAGTCCAATTACAGGACCTTTCTTAAACAGGTACACAGCCCAATCTTTTTCTTCGCGGATAACATCTTTGTAGATTTCATACACTTCTGCTTCGCACTCGGCCTTGATTTCAGCAAAGCGTGGATCTTCTTTGACCACCTGATTGATCAAGAAAGCTGTCCAGCCTTTGTGCAACAGTTCATCTTGCAGGATCAGGCTAATGATGTTGCCGTTGCCGATAAAGATACGATTCTCAACCATTGCTAAACTTGTAGCAAACGAAACCATAAAGCGGAATGCTTCTAATGCATAGCTGGCGTGTAGTGCTAGCCAAATTGCCTTAATGTGTTCTTTCTCTGTGACATTATCAGGGTTGAGTTCTTTGCGGCAGTTTAATCTGTGTAAGTAGTCATAATACTTGCCCACGCTGCTTGCCATGCCCACAATTTCTTCTGTGTCGTGAATTGTGTTAAACACATCTTTGGGCACGTTGTAGATGTTGCGAATGATATGACTGTAGCTGCGACTGTGAATATTTGTTTCAAAAAAGCTCCAGTTGTACATTAGGGCTTCCAGCTCAGGCAGGCTTACACAAGGTGTAAACACCTGTGCAGGGCCACGCCCTTGCAAACTGTCTAGGGCTGTTTGACGTAACAAGTTGCTGGTAAAGATATGCTTGACAGCATCGCTGGCATCCTTAAAGTCACCTGCATCTTTAGTCAGACTGATCTCTTCTGGTACCCAATAGAAACCACGTGCTGTAGTTTCAAAGTTGGCAACCTTGTTGTACTTGACTTCTTCAAAGCGTTGAATAGTGACCGGACCTGCTGGATCCAGAAACATCTTGCGATTTAGATAGTCTGTTTTTGTTTTTAAGTTGTATTGTGCGTTGCTCATAATTTACCAATTTTTAAGTATGTTTGCAATAATAAAAATGCAAGTTACCACATGTATAATGACCCAAAAAGTTTTAAGAAACAGTGCTATACGAGCTTCTCTAAGTGTAAGAATAGGAACATCTGGTCGATCATCGTCGGTATTACCCATCAAATGCCCAGTTGCCCTGGCCCATATCTTTTCAAAACTATTCATAGCTAGAGTTTGCAGGCCTCACAGTCTTCTGCATCATCAAAATCAACAGCTTCTAGCATCACTGGTGCATCTTCTGCTGCGGCTTTGCTGCCTTGTTTGTTGATCAAGCTGTAGTAGAATGTTTTTAAACCCCAATGGTGTGCCTGCATCAAGTTTTTAGCAATCAATGTAGTTGGCACTTTACGATCTGCCCAGTGTGCCGGATTGTAGAATGTGTTGGTTGAAATTGACTGGTCGACATAAGCTGCCAACACTGCCGCAGTCTTTAAATAGCCAACACAGTCTGTTTGTTCCCACATCAGTTGATAACGATTCTTCAACTTTTGGTATTCTGGAACAACCTGTACCAATGATCCGGCTTTTGATTCTTTGACAGTGATCAAGCTCATTGGCTGTTCAATACCGTTGGTACTGTTGATAACAACACTGCTGGATTCCACAGGAGCAATGGCCATTTGCGTGGCATTACGTACACCTGATTTAATCATGCGTTCACGCAATGGTTCCCAAGGAAGTTCTGCTGTGAAGTCTGCAAGTTCGTTGACACCGGCAGCACGTAATTCCCAAGGAAACTTACCTTGTCCGTAACGTGTCTGGCTACTGTGATCGCAAGCACCGCGTTCTTCCGCAAGCTCTACGCTGGCTTCTGTCAAATAGAACGCTTGATGTTCCATCCAGGATTTAACATCTGCTAAAGCATCGGCATCGCCGTACTTGAGTCCACGTTTGGCATGCCAGTAAGCCAGGTTGGTAATACCAATACCCAAGGGGCGAATCTCGTCATTGCTTAGTTTACTTTGTATTGATAAGAAGTCTTGATAGTCCAAGATGTTGTTTAAGCTGCGATGAAGTATACGACAAGCACGACGCATGTCTTCCGGGTTACGGAATGCACCCCAGTTGATAGAACCCAGGGTACATAAGGCAATGCGACCTTGGTCGTCATCGAGCCGTTGGAACGGCACTGTAGGCAATAAGATTTCACAGCACAAGTTGCTTTGATAGATGGTATGATACTCAGGGTCAAACGGACCTTGATTCATTACGTTGTCAATAAACACAAGATAGATACGACCAGTGTCGGTGCGTTCTTTGAGCAAGCCCGACTTGAATACTTCTTCAGCACTCATTGTTTTCTTACGTAGGTCTTTGCGCTTTTCGTATCGGACATACAGCTCTTCGAACAATTTTGTATCGCTATAGAAAGCTTGATGCAGATCAGGTACTTCGTTGGGATCAAAGAAGGTAATGTTTTCTTTGTTCTTAAAGCGACGCCAAAATAACGCACTTAGAACAACACCGTAGTCCATGAAGCGCACACGAGTTTCTTCTGTGCCTTGGTTGTTCTTCAGCACAATCAAGTCATCAAACTGATAGTGCCATATGGGATAAAATACTGTAGCTGATGCATTACGAATGCCACCTTGGCTGCAACTACGTAGGTCACCAAACCACTTTTTCAAGAATGGGATCATGCCTGTGTGCATGATCTCGCCACCGCGTATGGGTGCGCCTAGCGGGCGTAAGCGACCAATCTCCAAGCCAATGCCGGCACGTTTGGCCGCATACTTGGCCATCATCTCGCCACTAGCAAAGATACTGTCAAGATTATCATCGCTACGAATAAGAACACAGCTACTAAACTGCTTAGTGGGTGTGCCAAGACCTGCAAGTACAGGAGTAGCAAGAGTGAATAAGCCATCCGACGCTGCATTATAATATTCTTTGATATAACGCATACGGACTGTGTTGGGTTCTTCTCGATGAAATACTGTTGCTGCCGCAACCATGTATCGCACTTGTGGAGTTTCGTATGTTTCTTTTGTGGTACGATTGCGCACCAGATACTTTTCGATCAGCTGTTCGATTGCAGCATATCCGTACTGTTCATCTTTCTCGTGATCGATGATGTCGTCCATGCGATTCCAATCATCTTCTGTGTACCAAGTCAGTAGTTCACTGGTATACACACCTGCTGCCACGTTCTTGCAAACGATTTCGTACAGGCGAGGAGGCTCGTAACTACCATATACGTCCTTGCGGAGCATACTCAAGCGTTGCTTGCCGGCTACATATTGATAATTTACATGTCCCACATCAGGATTGGATTCTACATCAATCAAATCCACTATAGCACGTAGAGTTATTTCGTCGATTTCTTTTGTGGTAATGCCATCGTAAAAATGCGGCTGGCTTTTGATTTCTATCATCGATTGACTTACATCTGCTATGCCACTGCAAACTTTGGTAATTTGCGCTTGCCATTTATCGATGTTTAAAGGCTCACGATTACCGTTTCTTTTTTGAACTTGAATTGTCATTTGTCGCTTATTGTAAAAAACTTGCTAAATCTTTACTGTTGATACGTTGGAGCACAGTGAGTGGTGTTGAGTTGGTATTTAACACTTCACCAGGAGCCCAATTCAATATATATTTCCCAGAGTCGATCTGGACTAAATTGTCTTGGCCTGTTGAAATGATCTCAAGATCAGTATATAGCTGACGATCCAACAACAGTAAAGTATACACGATACCGAGAGCTTTTGCAAGATCACAATAGCCGTTATTCACTAATAAATCCCAGGGAGTTGGCCATTCAGCTGGGTTATCCCACGTTACTACTCTGTTGACAATAGGTGCGCGGAACCACCAGGTGTTGATCAGTTGTAACTGCTCAGGAAGTTCTACCGCAGAGGCTGCTTGCCGAAGATGATACCAATCAGCAAGTCTTTCTTGATACAGGTGTTTCCACATTAAGCTAGTCGTGCTAAGGAATATGTTATGGTTCCGGATAAACCTGTTGATGTACTTGAATAAAGTACACTGACTACATCGCCTGATCTAGTTACACTTAAAGTAATGCCCGAGCTGGCATCTTCAGTGTATTCATCAGCATAGCTTACTGCTGGCGATACAGATCCTGCTGTGACAACCAAGGTTCCAAAACGAACTACAGTATCTCGTATGATAGTGTAAGTCATCTCGTAGGCTTTGATAGTGGATGTGTCGGTTGTAAAAATAGTTTGATTACTTTGGTTATCTGTCAGGGTGAAGATTCTACCATTCTCTCTGGCATAGTGACCCACTTGTATTTGTGTGCCAGTAGTGGTGGCAGAACCTGTAACTTCGACTCTGGGTTCTATCCGTGCATCAACATCGTCGCGTTCAAACATGTCGCTGATCGACACGTTGTTGTCACTGCCAAACAAAACAACTGGTGTTGCAGGACTGGACGAATATTGATTACCTACATCGTAGAATACATTGTAAGCTGATACGTTGAGATCAACATTATCATATATAATGCCTTCAGAATATATTTCATCAAACAAGTTTTGTACTGCGCGGAATCCCGTTGCGCCTCCGTTGACAGGTGTGCCAGTACCCAGAGAGATACCCTGGTACAGTGTGACAAATGCACCATTGCTGACTGTGACAGAATTGATTTCTTGATCTGTGTTGATACCGTATGTTAAGCCTTGGAAACGGCACTTGTCAAATGTGATTTGATTACATACCAAGCTGACTGTGCTGGCAAAACGCACGCCGGCAATGTTGTCAGCACTGGGGGTGGCAATGATATCAGTTGCGGTCAACGGGCCCACAAAGTTCACGCTGTCAAAGTAACACTGTGTGGCATCTTCAACTAAGAATACATCAGTGACTTCTGCTGTTTGAAATGTCATTGACGAGATTTCAATGTTGGTAGGAGCAGTGGCACCGTTGTTGCCTATGTTGACACCGGTCTGCTGTAGGCTATCACCGTAGCGAGCCACGTATGCGCTCAAGCTGGAAATATCGCTGCTGGTATCTAAATAAATTGTGGTACAGTTTGCACCTTCGCCTACTAATTTAGCATAGGCAGGAACGATAATAGTTTCTGTTATTTTGTAAGTACCGGCTGGGAAATACAAAGTACGGCGGATCTGTGTGTTGGCTTCTACACAGTATAATTGGAACAAGGCACGATTAATGGCTGCTGTGTCATCAGCAGCACCGTCACCGACAGCACCAAAATCTCTAACATCTGCAAAGTCGTCCAGCTTGGCTTGTACTGTGCGTACCACTGGATCACTGGCTGTAGGACCTGTTTGTGCTGCATAGCCAACAGCAATGTCTTTGTAGGTGTAGTTGCTGACTGCTGTAATGTCTGAAAATTCTGTTAAGATCTCAGTATTTCCGATTACTGGGGCACCTTCTTGCAATGTACCGTTACCGATAAACAACTGTCGAGTATCAACAGCCCAGCCCAATTCAGCGCCAGCCAGCTGCGGCAGGTTTTCTATTAACCCTTTACGGTTGGTAATTCTAGAGATTTGTACAATGGCCATTTACGTATACCTATTTGATTAGGTATTTATGCTGTTAGATAGTACAGCTCAACTCGCTTGGTCCACTCATCAGTCCAGTAGTCAAATTCGTCACCTTCAATGACAAATTCCAAGTACTGTGGTTTAGTGTAGGTTTGATCTTCCAAGAGTTTGGGCTGCACAGCCATTAAAATAACACCGGTGTTGATGTCTGTTCCGTGCATTTCATTGTGGGCTTGTGCGTATGCTGCCAACTGCAAGAAGTAGTCAGTGATGTACTCACGCTTCTTGACCTTGTTGCTTTGTTTGAAGTCCATGATAGCAGGTCGGTCTTTCCATTTACCTACCAAGTCTGTAGTACCAGCATATAACCCACTATAATACACAGGAACTTCTGTACCCCAGAATTCTGTGGCATTTACCAAACCTTGCAAGATAATTTCGGCTGCCATGAACCAACTTGGGTGTGCAAATGGGTTGCTGGGCAAAGGCTTCATTTCGTCCATCATCACATAAGTTTCCAAGTAGGCATGCATGCGTGTGCCTCTGTTGGCTGCTTCTGTGGTGATTTGCTGGGCACGTTGTTCACCTACATTCTTGCGCCAGTTGGCCAAGGCGTCGCGATCTTTCTGCGGCTTGGTGCGGTCCAGGACGGTTGTTACACTGGGTACTTTCTTGCCATCAGGCAAGCAATAGTGTCTCTTGCCATCCACAGTGGTTCTGTCAATGGGCACATAATTATATCGTTGTGTTATCATTAGATTGTAAAACTCTCGCCACATCCGCAGCGAGCCGATTCCTTGGGGTTGGAAAAATCAAAGCCTTCGTTGAGACCTTGACGTGTGTAGTCTATTTCTAAGCCGTCGATATAGGCCAAATCTTTGCTATTGACCCAAACTCTGGCACCGTCTCGCTCATACTCAGTCCAGTCCCAGGTACAAGGTGCTTCATCCATATATTCTAGCACATAGGCCAAGCCC